AGTATGGGGAAGTGTAAATGAAAGTAGCACTGATAACAGATCAACACTTTGGGGCGAGAAATGACAGTCAACACTTCCTTGATTATTATGAGAAGTTTTATAAAGAAACATTCTTTCCAAAACTAGAAGAAGAAAACATTAAGACAGTTCTGATTCTTGGTGATACGTTTGATAGAAGAAAATATATAAACTTCAGTACTTTACAAAGAACTAAACAAATGTTCTTTGATGAACTTTATAATCGTAATATTAGTGTTTATATGTTGGCTGGAAATCATGATACATATTACAAAAATACAAACGAGGTCAATTCAGTAGATTTGTTACTGAGGGAATATGATAATATTGAGGTGATTGATAAACCCAAAACAATCAATATTGACAGAAGAGATCCTAGTAAAAATATTTGTATGATCCCTTGGGTCTGTGCTGATAACTATCAAGAATGTTTGGATGAGATAAATAACACAACGGCAGAATATTGTTGTGGTCACTTTGAAATTGAAGGGTTTTCTATGTATCGGGGACTGCCATCAGAAGAGGGTATGTCTCGTGGATTATTTAGAAAGTTTAGTTTTACTTTTAGCGGTCACTACCATCATAGGTCATCTAGTGATGGAATATACTATTTGGGAAACCCCTATGAACTTACTTGGAGTGATTATAATGACCCTCGTGGGTTTCATACATTTGAGCTTGATAGTGAAACTTTATCTTTTTGTGAAAATCCTAATGTAATGTTCCATCGTATCGTGTATGACGATACTATAACAAACAACCAAGAATTCACACAATATGCGAATAAACACGTAAAGGTTGTAGTTGTAAATAAATCAAACCCTTACATGTTTGATAAGTTCATGGGTGATCTTTATAATGTCAATCCTTTACAAGTCACTATTGTTGAAGATTTCACTGATTTGACAGAAGGACTAGATGATGATATAATAGATCAAGCAGAAGACACTCTGACTATTATAAACAAAACTGTTGACAACTTACAAGATGATCTAGACAAGACACGCATGAAGAACATTCTTCGTGAATTGTATCTGGAAGCAATTAATACTATTGAATAAATTATGATTAATTTTAGGAATGTTAGGTGGCGTAATTTTTTGAGTACTGGCAACACCTTTACCGATATCCAACTTGATAGGCACTCTGACACTCTTGTTATTGGGTCTAATGGTGCCGGTAAATCTACTATGCTTGATGCTTTGTGTTTTGGTTTGTTTGGTAAACCATTCCGTAAGATCAACAAACCACAACTACTCAACTCTATTAATCAGAACAATGCAGTAGTTGAAATCTTCTTTGACATTGGTTCAAAGAAGTACAAAGTAGTTCGTGGACTCAAACCAAATGTCTTTGAAATCTTTTGTGATGATGTTCTTATTAATCAGGATGCAAAGTCGCGTGATTATCAGGAATATCTTGAAAGAGTTATATTAAAGTTAAACTACAAGTCATTTACTCAGATTGTTATCTTGGGTTCAGCATCGTTTGTGCCTTTTATGCAGTTACCGGCTGCTGATAGAAGAGCAATCATTGAAGATCTATTGGACATTCGTATCTTTTCTTCTATGAATACTCTTGTAAAAGATAAGATGACTAATCTAAAAGATACTGCAAGAAGTATCAAGTATGACATTGATTTGACTGAAGAAAAAATTACACTTCAGAAGAAAAACCTTGAAGATAATAAGGCACACAATGAAGAAGAGATACAGAACAAGAAAATTGAGATTGAGAAAAGTAGGCAACAAGCGGATAAACTCCAGAACGACATTGCTCTTGTGCAAAAGCATGTTCAGACGCTTACGTCTAAAGTGCAAACAGAAAATGAAGTTCGCACAAAGAGTAAGAAGTTATTGCAAATTGAGTCCAAGATGGAGAGTTCTATATCCAAAATTGAGAAGGATATTCAGTTCTTTTTGGAAAATGATACTTGCCCTACATGTTCCCAAACGATTGAAGACTCGTTCAGAGAAAATAAGATCAAAGTTAAGGACGAAAAAAAGAATGAAATTCAGACGGGGTTATTAAAACTTGCAGAAGAACTAGAAAAGAACAACGACAAGATTAGCACTATTGTAGAAATCAATAAGGATATTGCTAATCATCTTAATAAAGTTTCTGAACACAATGCAACCATTCGTGCAATCAATGACTATATAGATAAGCAGAATAGAGAAATTGAAAAACTTCTTGATCGTAAGGAAAACATTATTGGTGACAATTCTCATCTAAAAGAATTGAATGACCAGTTAGTTGGTCTTGAAAAACAACAAGAAGAACTTTCTATTGAAAAGCATTATTATGATTATGCTGCAAATTTGTTAAAGGATACTGGTATTAAAACCAGAATCATCAAGCAATATTTGCCTATCATGAACAAACTGGTGAATAAGTATTTGTCTGCGATGGACTTCTTTGTGAACTTTAATATCAATGAAAACTTTGAAGAAACTATTAAATCACGATACAGAGATGACTTCTCATATGCAAACTTCTCAGAAGGTGAGAAAATGCGTATTGACTTGGCATTACTTTTCACTTGGCGCCAAATTGCCAAACTCAAAAATTCAACTAATACAAACTTGTTAATTCTTGATGAGGTATTTGATAGTAGCTTGGATACTGTAGGAACTGAAGAGTTTCTAAAATTGATTCATGAAATGGGACATGATACCAATGTATTTGTTATTTCTCATAAGGGTGACCAACTGTTTGATAAGTTTAGGTCTGTTATTAAATTTACTAAAGTTGGCAATTTTAGTGGAATAGAAAACTCCAAAAAGTTACCTTAGTATTTTTTATAATAAAAAGTAAGAAACTTTTTGGAGTAAAAAATGGAGAGAAAAAAACGAGAAATATATGGTGACTTGCCTCCAAGATCCAACCCAGATTATATGAGGCTCTATAAACAAAAAAATAAAGAACGAATAAAAGAACTTTCCAGACATAAGATTAATCAAAATTTAAAAGAAAATCCAAATTATTGGAAAGAAAAATACGATCCCGTTAAGGCTGCGGAATATAGGGAAAAGAATAGAACAAACTTTTCTGAAAAACAGTGGATGAAAAGAGGGATTGTTAATATGACATATGATAGATTTTTACAAGAATTGGAAAAACAAAACAATGAATGTAAAATCTGTAAAAAAACTCTAACAAATCCACAGGTTGATCATGATCATCAAACCGGAGAATATAGAGGTATATTGTGTGTCCCTTGTAATAATGGTTTGGGTATATATGAAAAGAAGAAAGAACTTTTTGAAAAATATTTAGTAGGATAGCATAATGAGTGATGTAATTAAAATCGATACAACGGATCAGGTAGTATATGGATCACAATCGGCGATTCAAGAATATACTCTTCTTGAATTGGTTCCTGAAACAGACTCAATTTTAAAAGAAATTATGCCTGTATTTGATTTCACGAATCCCCCAACAGACCCAACTGAATTGGCATCTGAGTTGGTTGAAAACTGCAAGGGTAGAAATGGGTTTGGATTGTCTGCTAATCAAGTTGGTTTACGATATAGAGTATTTATAATGGGTTCTGATGCAGAATATGTAGCATTCTTTAATCCAAAAATTCTTAAATCATCTGATAAAAAATCCCTTATTGTAGAGGGGTGCTTGTCATTCCCTATGTTGGGATTGAAAATTGAAAGACCGGAAACTGTAGAAGTTGAATATCAAGATTATAATGGTCAAGTTAGAACAGGTGTCTTTTCTGGTCTTTCTGCACATGTTTTTCAACACGAAATGGACCATCTCAATGGAATAACCTATCTATCTAAGGCAAAACCACTGGCATTGAAGTATGGTTTAAACAAAAGAAAGAAGTTTCACACATTGGTTGATAGATACAACAAGGCACAGAAACACAAGGAGAACTTATTAAAAATATCACCTTGACAGAAATATTATACTTAGGTTTGGTTCTTTCTACGAGTTTCCCAACCTTTGTTATAACTTTCTGGTGGGTTTCGTTTTCCAAACATACCATTTTTGGAACCGGAGTTTTTACCTTTCATAGATGAACTTATTTTCTTGGCGGTGGTGTTTGATATAGAGTTACAACCACCATCAAGACCGTTTTCTGTTTTTAGGTTTGCCCACTCACCGGAAGAAACTATGTTATTTTCTTCGGAAAACTTTTTAGAATATTCTACAAGTTCTGTTTCATCGGTAAAAAGTTGGAACCATAAAGTTTCTACGTGTTCTTTGCCGTGTTTATTGATGTGGAGTTTCCAGTATTTTCCACTTCCAAAATATGACTTTGGATATCTACTAGTAGTTTTTCCGAAATATTTGATTCCGGTTTTAGAATGTTGTTTGATATATAGATATGTTGGTTTCAATGCTGATACTCCCTAAAAGTGTTAGAGTGTGTAGGAGTTCCTGCTCCGTGACACACACCTATTTATACATTTAAATAAATGCTTGACCATTTGAATGGAATGTGTTATACTGAACGTTCTAAACCATTGGCACTTAAAATGGGTTTAAAGAAACGTGGAAAGTTCAATAAATTGGTTGACCGTTTTAATAAAGCAAATAAGAAAATCAAATCTGTTTCAAAATAACTGAGGAAATTATGGAAATTTCAATTAAAAAAGAAGATCTTAGAAAGAATAGTATCTTTGTTGCCACTCCAATGTATGGTGGTATGAATCATGGTCTTTACATGAAGTCTTGTCTTGATTTACAGGCACTCTGTATGCAATATGGAGTTCAAGTAAAGTTCTCGTTCCTTTTCAATGAGTCACTTATCACTCGTGCAAGAAACTATCTTGTAGATGAATTTATTCATCGTTCTGATTGCACACATCTACTTTTCATTGACTCAGACATTCACTTTGACCCAAATGATGTTATTGCACTTCTTGCAATTGACAAAGATGTTATTGGTGGTCCATATCCTAAGAAAGCAATTAAGTGGAAATCTGTAAAGACCGCTGCTGCTAAGAATCCTGATGTTGATGCACAGACCTTAGAGAAGGTTGCTGGTGATTTCGTATTCAATCCAGTAAAAGGAACTGCACAGTTTAATGTTTCTGAACCACTTCAAGTACTTGAAATTGGTACTGGTTTTATGTTGGTAAAACGTGAAGTTTTTGCTAAGATGGAAAAGCAATATCCATCAATCCGTTATCTACCAGATCATGTTGGTCAAGCACACTTTGATGGTTCACGTTACATTCATGCATTCTTTGATACTGTTATTGATACAAAAGATAGTATCACTGGTGGTGGTTCTGAACGTTATTTGTCAGAGGATTACATGTTCTGTCAGATGTGGCGTAAGATGGGTGGAGACATCTGGTTATGTCCTTGGATGAGAACTTCTCATATTGGTACATATCACTTCCAGGGTGACATGCCAGCAGTTGCTAACTTTGTAGGAGAAATGTAATGAGTGAGAGTTCTGTTTTGGTTCCCTATCGTATGGATGGGGAATCTTTTGAAGATTATAAATTTAGACAAAAGGAAGTGAACAAGTATTACAAATCCCTTACGGAATGGAAGTTGGTTTGGGATTCTAAGGAACAAGGAACCTACCGTAAGGAGAAGTAATACGTGAATATTATAGGATTGGTTGGTTTTATCGGGAGTGGTAAAGGAACCGTAGGTGATATATTAGAACAGAATGGATATGTAAAAGAAAGCTTTGCAAAAGGTGTCAAGGATGTCGCCTCTGTAATGTTTGGTTGGGATAGAGACATGTTAGAAGGAGATACTGAATCTTCTAGAAAACGTAGAGAAGAACCTGATTCATTCTGGTCAAACAAATTTGGCAGACCTTTTACACCGAGAGAAGCACTTCAGAAAATGGGAACAGAAGTTGGTCGTGATATATTTCACACTGACTTCTGGGTTCTTCAATTGGAACATAGGTTACTAACATCAACCGATTCTATTGTTATTACTGATGTTCGTTTTCCTAATGAGATTGATTGGATTCACAAACAAGGTGGTAAAGTTTATGAAGTACAAAGGGGTGAATCACCCGAATGGTATAATAAACTGCAACAATGTGAAACTGATGATTTCAAAAATTTTATGATGGTTGGTGAAGACGTTCATTATTCTGAATGGGCTTGGGTTGGTCATGATATTGATGGGTTGATTTCAAATAATGGTACACTTGAGGACTTGACAAACCAAGTTGAACGTGTTATAATGTGTAAACATAATGTGATTGGAGATAATAATGAAACTGTCTAGTGATACTCTTTCTGTCTTAAAGAACTTTTCCAGTATCAATTCTGGTCTTGAGTTCCGTCAAGGTAGTGTTATTAAAACTATTTCTCCTGGTAAATCTGTTCTGGCGCAAGCAACTTTGAAGGACAGTTTTCCAGAGGATTTCTGCATCTATGATCTAAATCAGTTCTTGTCTGTACACTCTTTGTGTAAAGATGCTGAAATTGATTTTGATGATGCAAATGTTATTTTTAGGAGTGGTCGTTCTAAAATTAAGTATCGTAAGACCGCAAGGGAAATGATTATCACAGTTCCTGATAAGACACTATCTCTTCCATCTGTTGACATTTCTTTTATGTTGACTGAGGATGATT